GCTACAGGTAACCTATCTAAACTAAAGAGCAGACAGGAACGAGGAACTATACAAGGAAGTGGAGACAACAGATGAACTACTGTGATATGAAAGGTTTGATATGGCCTTTTCTTTTTTGTGTGTTTGTTATATGTATTCTACCAGTGCTACTAGTGGACAATGCAAAGTACTGCAAGCAGAGTATTGTTCCATGCTATCCGTGGACTAACCCAGAATGACACCAAGACAATCAGCAGAAGCAGAAGCAAAGAAAACATTTGAAGAGTTCATACTATGGACTAAGAGAGTACTATACTTTTTTACAGCTTTTTTATTAGTAGTTGTGGTAGGCTGCAATAACGGAGTTGAGACAGGTAAAGGTGCAACAGGAAGTAAATATAATGGAGAGGTGTACGCACCAATAAATATAGGGGAAGATAAATGAGTAACTTACTACCAACAGACTATCAAAGTTTTATACACCAGTCACGCTACGCTAAGTATGTAGATGGCAAAGGACGTGAGTCATGGGCTGAGACAGTTGGACGCTACATTGATAACGTAGTACGTCCAAAGCTAGGCAACGACTCATGGGTTAACCAGATAGAGCAATCTATTATAGGCTTAGATGTAATGCCAAGCATGAGAGCCATGATGACTAGTGGTCCTGCGTTGGACAGAGATAACACAGCAGGGTACAACTGCTCATACCTACCTGTCGATGACCCTAAGTCCTTCGATGAGGCTATGTTTATACTGTTGTGTGGTACAGGCGTAGGCTTCAGTGTTGAGCGTCAGTTCGTGCAGCAGCTAC